AACTCCTTATTAATTCTTAGCAAGATTTAAAATTCTATCTCTTACTGCATTGCCTTTTTTTACAGAGGCATCTTCTTCTAAGCCAACGATTCCATCTTCAACGACACTTTCTGACGCTGTATCATCATCTTCCTCGTCATCATCATCTTCCTCGTCATCATCGTCTTCCTCGTCATCATCGTCTTCCTCGTCATCAGGCTTCTTGGATTTCTTAGCCTTCTTCTTCTTTTTTTTGTCATCAGCCTCATCGTCGCCGTCTTTTTCTTCTTTATCATCATCTTCATCATCAGTATCATCTTCATCAGTTTCTTCATAGATGGCTTCAAGATTCTCAATGATAT